TGGAAACACCTGATTCAAAAATGGGTAAAATATCTTCAGATATAGTACCAAAAGACACTTTTAGTACTTTAAAAAAAGGTATGGATATGAAAAATGATGATAATATTTTTTCCAAAATAAATTATGGTGATAAAGATGATGATGATGATGATGATGATGATGATGATGATATGATGAAACTCATTGAAAATAAAAATTTTGGAATGTCTTCAAAACCTGTAATAATACCTCCAATAGGTAAAGGCAAAGACAAATCACCTTTGGGTATGGGGATGGGTAAAGATGGACCACCTTTATCGATGGATTTTGATTCTGATGATAAAAAAGGTATAATGAAACCTATGGACAAAGGTAAAGGAATGGGTATGTCTCCACCTCCACCTCCACCTCCACCTCCACCTCCACCTCCACCTCCACCTCCACCTCCACCTCCGCCAATTAAATTTGGAGAAGACAAAGATAATAAAGATGAAGATAAAATGGGAATGGATTTAGATAAAGATAAAATAGGTGTAACTCCGCCAATGAGTATGAATTTAGATGAAGATAAAGGTAAAATGGAAATGGATACAACGCCAATGCCAACACCAATACCAACTCCACCTGCACCACCTACAATGTCTAAAATGGGTGGTGCTTATAGAAAAAGATCATTTAGAAAAAGATCTTCTAGAAAAAGATCATCTAGAAAAAGATCTTCTAGAAAAAGATCTTCTAGGAAAAGAACATCTAGAAAAAGATAATTTATACATTTATATCTATTAAATATGAACCAATTATTATAAATAATAAACCTAATACAGTTTTTAATGTTAATTTTTGTTCATATATACATACAGCTATAATTATTAATAATATTAAATAAATACTTTTTTGTAATGTTTTATATTTAAATACATTTTCTTTCATTAAAATTAATCCACCTAAATATAAAGTAATACACGTTAAAGTTCCATTAAATATTAAATAACCAATTGTGTTATTTTTTAAATCTGGTATTAATTTTTTTTTATTATATATTTGAATTATACCATATATAATTAATATAAATATTGATATAAACATAACTTCATGTTGAATTGATATTTTTTTTAAAATTTTATTTCTATTATATGCAGCAATAGGAGAAATAATTGCTAAAATTATTAAAAAAATATAAAAATTATAATACATATATTAATATAATATATATAAATTAGTTAATATATGAGCATTAATTATTCCTAATAATAATTTATGATAATTATTATTTGGTAATCTACCTCCACTTTCTAATATAATAGTTATATTATTCATTAATAATTCAAAATTATAAATTATAAAATATGTAAGTAATAATAATAATAAATTAAAATAATTATGATCAATTTTATATAAATGCAATGGAATATGAATTAAACTCATATATGAAATAATTATATATTGACTAAATTTATATTCACCAAAATATAATAATACTAATAATACTAATAATATATCAAAATAATTTATAAAATATAAATCATATGAAAAATGCAATACAGATAATAATATTGTTATAAAATTTAATATATCAAATGGTATGTATAAAGTTATAGGAGAAATTATATAAAATGGTAACCATATTTTTAATGGTAATAATATATCAGTTATTCCATGAAATGCTATCCATGTGTATATATATCTATCCATAATATTAATGTATAATTATATTTTTAATATAATATTTCAAAATCTTTATATGATTTATTTAGATCTGTCCATATTTTATGATATATTTCATTATTTCTTATTTCATCTACAAACTCATTTTTATAATCTAATTCATTAAATTGTTTAATCCATTCATCATATTTTAAATTAATATTATTATTATTTTTTATATAATCTATCATATTATTTTTTATAGTTTCATTATATTTATATTTTGATATTTCTTGAAACTTTTTTAAATTAATATCATCAAGTTTATCTTGGATATTTTCTTGTATATTTTCTTCTTCTTCTTTTATTATTATTTTAGATTTTTTTAAAAAAATACCTTTAACTTTTTTAGACATATATTATATATTATATTTAATTTATAATTGACTTCTAAGTTTATTAATCACTTCATTTGCTTTTTCTAATGTCAAACCATATCTATCATCTGTTTTACAGAAATTTAGTTCTTTAAGAGTTGAGTTCATGTCTAACATAGACATATCATCTATTGCTATCCAAGGTCTATTGATATTATTTAATCTAACATATTCAAGAATTTCATCGGGACGATCACCAGATGCATCTAGACTTTTATCACATGTATATCCAGAAACTTTAACTCCTATCTTAGACAAATAATGATCTACTAGATCACGCTCTTCTTGTGTTAGACGCCAAGTAGACGATAAAATAATCACAATATTAGGTATATCATGTGATATTTTCTTAAGATTTTGAAGAAGTTCATTTTGAGGCATATGTGTTTGCCTGTCTTGTGTTCTTGTAGTGGAGCAATTCAGTACTCCATCAATATCAAGAAAGATATATGATTTGTTTGATTTTATGTGAATGTTTCCCATGTTCACTTTGTATTGATTTTAAAAAAATGTCAATGTAAATTTCAAATTTATTCTGTTAGATTGTACAAGGCATATTATCTGTATAACCTCTCTCTAATATTTTTTTATTTTTTTTTAAAGCAATATATGCGTTTATATCTTTTATAAATGGTATTTCTATTTCAATCATATAAAAATCCATATCTAAATATTCATTAAATATATTAATATTATTTAATAAAGGATTTAATTTTTTCATAGGATTTTTCATATTAAATCTAGGAATATTTATATTTTTTCTAAGTTGTATTATTTTAAAATATTTATATTCTTCTAGAAAAGTTTTAATTAATTCTCCATAATATTTATCTTTAATTAAATCTTCTGGATAAATTGAATTATTTATATATAATCCATTTAATAAATATTTTTCTACATCATATCTTTCAATTATTTTAGATTTTAATAAACTTAATACATCATCTAATTGTTTATTAGTTAAACTAGTATATGAACGAAACTCATTCATAATTTCATCTACGCGAATTAATTTATTAAATGGTACACTATATTTATTATTATATTGTATTTTTTTATCCATTAATTTTTTATATTCATCTAATTTTTTAAAATATTCTTGTTCTTGAAATTTTAATTCATCAATTAAAGATTTAAGTTTAAAACATTCATGATTATATTTTCTTTTATTTTTAATTTTATGAATATTTATTCTTGTATGTTTTTTTAAAATGTGAACTAATTTTTCAAAATTATAATATATTTTACCTTGAATATTAATTTCTAAATCACCTTTTTCTGAATTAAGTTTAAGACCAATAATATTATCATAATAATTTATGATTTTTTTTATAATTTCTTCTTTTAAGTTAATTATTTGATATTCTTTAAGAGGTATTCCAGTTATAACACCATTATCAGATACACCAATACATATTTTAGAATGTGTAAATTCAGTAAGATTATTTAAATATATTTTACTAATATTTGTTAAAGATAATAGATACCGGTCAAAATATTTATTTATATAATATATAATTGTATCATATATCTGTTTTTCAACATTAGAAGATATAATACCATTAAATAATTTTTCTATTTCAGATAATTGCAATGGTTTATTTAAATAAAATTCTTTATATTCTTTAAGTATAGTTTCTTCACCAATATTATCATTAATAGAATATTTATCTGAAATAATAGAAAGTACAACCATTTATTTTAAAAAAATAATATTTAGATATTCAAATTTATATTTATTTTTTCAACATTAAATATTATCTAAACTATTTTTTTTATATTATTTGTAATTAATAATCTATAAATATTTAAGTTATAATAGCAAAAAAATGGGTTTTGGTCAATGTTTTAGTAAATAGTGATATAATTGTAAAATTTATTAATTATAATAAGAAAATTAAACAAATAATTATCTATCATTCTTTTCAATTATTTTTCATTCTTTTTTAATAAATTTGATTTAGATTTTAATAGATATCTAAATTTAGTAATCATAATCATTGTCAAAATGAACAAATGTGAACTCCCACTATGGTTGAAAAGGTGTCTTGTATTTGAAACTATATCAAAAGAGTATGGGATAACCGTTGATGTAAGTGAACAAATCTTAAGATATTTGTCATCAAGAGAACAAAAAAACTCTCATTTAGTAATCACAGAACTGAAAGGTAATATCGTCAAATATAATCGACGTGAACATATAAAATCTAGAAATGATGAAAGTGTATGGTTTGATGATGTATTTTATGATGACTCAATAGGAAGAGGTGGTTTGTGTGGAATGCCTGGTTATGGTGTAACTCCTAGAGATTTTTGTGAATCATTTCTTCCGTGTGGTAGAGGAACTAAGATATATGAAGTTTTAAGGGGGGACGATGAGGACGATGATCATAATCAGTTAGGTATTTCAATTTGGAATTCAAGAGGAAGTATATTTAATTTAAACATGAGTAGATTCTTGACTTTATCTAGATGTTTTATTGATTGTGCGAATCAACAGATGATTGAAGCATGTTGTCCAGAGATTCTAAGAGGGTACGATTGGAATGATGTTAAGATGGGTGCATGTGATGTTTATGAATATGTAGATCCACCTTTCAGAGCATCATATGCTAGATTATCTCTTAAAAATAAAAGAGAACAATTTTATAAACATTCAGAAGGAATATCAGTAGAGTGTCCTAATATACTAGAAGAAGAAACTGAATATTATATGTATCTTATTAAAAGTTCATTATTCAAAGGATTACCACTTAGAGAAATTCATTAACATCTGAATAAATTAATAAACATAAATTGTATATATATATTTTTTTCTAATATAATATATATGTCAAAACAATCAGCTGAAAAGATAATAACAGATGAAATGTTGTTATTAAATGCAATAAAAAAAAATGATGTTGCATATTTATTAAAAGTTTTTTCAAAACAAGGTAATGGAAAAGAATATGTAAACTTTAAATTTGTAGGAGGGTTTACTCTATTATGGAAAGCAATAGTAATAAATAAAGGT